ATAATCGCAGCTTTCAAGCGTTGGCTTAGATACTAGTGCAACCGGCTTGGTCTCAGTTGCTGTCGTATTTAGCTTTGCTTCAAGCTCACGAATCTTCCGCTCTTTTTCCCGATTTGATTTACGCAATTCACGCACCCAAGCAGGCGCACGAACTTCTTCATCTTGAGGTGGCGATTCCTCTCCGATAGATATTACGACTTCATCTTCGTCATCTTCGTCTTCTGGTTCATCGTCGATGGAATTGGTCTCATCATCCGATTGCTCATTGAAGTCTGTGTCGATGTCGATTGTGTCGATGTTGTCGTCGTTATCCTGTTCTGCCGTTTTCATGTTTTAACCCCATTAACTCACCCAAATTGTGTGGAGGGTGGAACCACATTCGTACTGGGTCGCAATGCTTCCCCAATCTTTTCAGCAGTCTCAATTGCCGACTTGCGCTGGTCAATGTCGATGTTTGAGATGGTCTCTGCTGTCTTGGCTTTCGTTTCTTCCGAACGTGCCAATGTGTATTCAGTGTTAGCTTGTGCTTGGATAGCTTGAGCCTGTGACTTGGCAGCTTCAGCAAGCAGGTAAGTGGTCTGTGCATCTTGCTGCACGTTTGCTTGCGCTTCCATCATCTGCTGCTGTTCTTCTTCCGTTGGCTTGACAACGCCCAACTGAACTAGCTGCTTGCGGAAATATTCCTTGATGTCGCCAATGCCTTCGCCTTCCATGTTCATGATAGCCATAGCTTGCAGAACCTGTTGGGTTGTCGGATCGGTGGTAACTTGCATCATGCCGGTAAGCGCACGGACTGTTGCGTCACGGCGGCTGCTGAACGATGGGCCAACATCTACAGCGACATCAAATATAGCGTCAGCCAAGTTGTTCTCGTAAATCAGTTCACCAGTTTCTTCGTCGATCTGTGGCTTCATCAGTTCAATCGAACCGACTTCCTCCATAGAGCCGACCGTCTTCATCTTGCGCTTTTCTTCAACGTAGATGTCTTTGGCCATTGATAGCCATATCTCACCACAGCGACGAACAGCCTTAGCCATGTTGCTCATGTAGATGAACGTCTGCATATCCAAGCGGGTCTGGATAAGCTCAACAGCCTTGCCGCTGATATTGCTGACCATCTTGTCTGATTGCTGGTTGTTGCCCAGTATCTCAGCCATGTCGGATTCTGTAATCTGCAACAGTGCTGCCATCGCTGGCGGAATCTGTGGCGACTTGGTGTAAGCAACAGGCCCAGCAGCTTGAGTCTCACCATTAGGGCCAGTGATAGGATTGACCAAGAGGTAAGGATAGTTGCGAAGGTTATCTTCAGCCCACATCACTTGGTGACCAGAGACTTGCTCAGGAAGCAGGATTGGCTTTTCAACGGATGAAAGCGCACTAATCTCGCCCAGCTTCGATAGCTGCATATTCTTCAGGCGCTGCGGGTCTTTCGCTAGGCGCACTTGGCCCATGCAACGCTCTACGTTGTCAACGAACCAACGCTTACCATAGACAGGAACGATTGGGATGTTCTTGCCAGCAATGTAGCCCATGTCGTCAAGGACACCGCCGCCGCTCATGATATACTTGCGGACGCGCTTACGCTTAACGCGCTTCTGGCGCACTTCAACCGTGCCAACAGCAGCGAGAGTTTCCTCTAGCGTTTCGTCTGCGTCGAAGTCCGCCTGCGTGTAGCGTTCTTCTTCGCCTTGGATTGTCAGAAAGATGCGGACAGTCTCACGGGTTTCTTCAACGCGATAGTATTCAGCGACGAACACAACGTCAGGCGTATCCCAGTCAAACTCATACTGGTGAATCTCTTTAGGCCATGTCGCTGGGTCATCATTCCATTCAGCTTTATAAGCGTCATAGGTCATGGAATACAGAACGAAGCAATACTTAGCGTCAGCTTTGTCCTGGCGCTTAGCGTCAAGATCGAAGAACACAGAGCTATCAGCGTCATAGATTGGTTCTATGCGGATGCGCTGGCGTTCGTCTTCGTCGTTCTCATCATCTTCGTAAGCAGTGCGTAAGCGCCATGCGCCGAAACCACCGCCTACAGCTTCCTCAAAGCCATTGTCGTATGCTTCTTCAGCGCCGCTGTCCCGTTCGTCTGCACGATATAGACCATTGCAAGTCTCAGCTAGCTTCTCATCCGTGTCGCCATCTTTGCTTACAAAGTCTACAGCGATGCGGTTATTTCGATATTCGTTGATGATACGAATGACGCTAAGGTGAATCTTGTTTACCTCGAAGCGCGGCTTGTTTTCGTATTGGTCACCCAGTGGGCCTTCCCATTGTGCGCCAGCGATTGAGTAGAAGCGTCTATCCTGAAGGCACTGGAGACGTTCATCACGCACCGACGATTGAACGCGGTCGAACTCCGTCATCGCCTGTTGATGGATGTTCGCAAACCTTTGTTCTCTATTCAGTCGAGCCATTTACCACCTACTCACAGTTGCCAAAGGTTGCACATCGAAAGTCTTTGGAGGGACTGCTCGACGTATGGCCTCGCACGCATAACGTAGCGCGTCTATAAGGTGATTATCACGATCCGCAAGGATTGGCAAGATTTGTCCTGTCAAGGGGTCAGTTTTATAACTGTAGCACGTTAATTCGTCAATCGTGTGCTGACAGCGAGGGTGAACAACGATGTCGTATGACTTCAACCATTCGACGCCTTCCTCTACAGACTTAGGCCCTTTGACTGCTGGCATAATCTTTGGGAAGCCATGTTTTCTCATGTGGCTGATGGTTTCAGGTCTCGCGCTATCAGCAACAATGGGCCACTTCTCAGAGTCCGGAATGGTGAAGAACAGGTCTGGCGTGTCCATAATCTCACAGCCAACGCGGTAAGCTTCATGGTCAACATATATTGTGCGACCAACAACATGGCAGCGGATTAGAACAGTCGGGTCAGATGCAAAGCCCCAGTCAGCGCCGAAGCGATGCGTTGCGTCATCCGGTGTTTCGAAGTCCTCTATCTTCCAGTTGCGGAATACACGAGCCTCGCTGTTCGATGCGTAGCTGCCTAGCCAAACGTGCTTGTATTTGTCAGGGTCGCGCTCTCGATCGTATTCCATCTCCGCTTTAAGCACATCAGGGAACCAAGGATTGTCTCGGTAGTTTACCTGTGCAACCACAGCATCAGGTGGTGGCGTTTCACCACGCAGCAACATATCAATCGGGTCTGTGCTGTTCAGCGGGTTCCATGTAAACCATAGTTCGCTGTCGGGCTTACGGATTGTAGGGCGCAATAGGTCGAGCGAGCGTTGCGATAGTGTTTGCGATTCCTCCACCCAAGCGCAGTCGTAACCTTCCAGCGACTTGATGGAATCGGCTGTGTGGTTCTGCATCCCTTGAAAGATGATTAGTCCATCACCATGCCGTGACTTGATTTGGCTTTCCTGAATCTCAAAGTAATCCTGAACGCCAAGCTGTTCGATCTTTAGCTCCAACAAACGCTTGACCGACTGCGCCAGGGACTTCTGTATTTCACGGACGCATACTGTTCTGCGCCGCTGATCCATTACATGCGCCTCAATAACCATTTCCGCAAAAGCATGGCTCTTGCCTGATCCACGGCCACCATGAGCGCCTTTATAGCGACTGGGTTGCAGGAATGGCTTGAACCAGCGCGGGGTTTTAATCTTCAGAGTTGTCATCAGTCACTTCGCGCACGATGCGTGTAACCATGTTGCCAGTGATACTCAGCTTAGTCGGCTCGTTAAAGCCGTGCATTACGTTTAGCTCTTTTACGGCTGCTGTCATGCCTGTGGAAGTCTTTGCATCCTGGGCAATACGATAAGCTTGTATTAACCCTTTGACAGACATTTCGCGTGTCCATAGTTGCTTTTCGACAACCATAGCTTTCAATTCATCGACTCTTGCCCTAATCTTGCCCTCGTTAAGCATGCGCGATGCCTTGGGATAAATAGTGCTATCAGCCATGCCTTCAGCATCATAAGCCGTGCGATAAGCGTCTGCTTGGCCCATGCCATCAGCTATACACTGTGCGAATAGTTCCTGCTTTGCGGTTAGCTTAACGTCTGACATTATGCGGCCCTTTGCTTTCGATGCTTTTCGTCTAAAATCATAGGCACTGCATGGTTCCAGTTTATTTTATGATGCAGTCGCCTGTGGCTTGTTCCCATATAGGCAATCTTACAACAATCTGGAGCGGCTATAACGCTATAAAATGATTTAACGTATGTCCCGTAGGCTTTGTAAGCTTCCGTGTTGCCACCTGCATTGGATTGCGTCTGAAGCTGGACGACGTTGACCGTAGCAATTTGAAAAAATAGCTTACCTATCTTACCCTGTGACAAATATGTGTTCACATCGTCATTCATCCTACCTATGAATAATACATCATCCGCAGGGTTTTCATTAACCTTAAAGACAAAGCTGTTCATTGCCTTTCGCTTATATTCGATTGTGTATAGAGCGTTTACCCCACCCATCATCTCGCCACCTTGAGCGAACGCGATGGTTGCAGCCTTTGTTTCATCTAAGCATTTAATCATCAATTCAAGTATGCTATCCAGCTTATTAGCCGGCCTACTTTTTAACGTTTTGCCTTTAGCCCAGCGATAACGAAAAGCTGTATAGTCGTCCTCATACTCAAAGAAGTAATCTAGTCCCAATTCTCGCGCTATGTCGTAACAGGCATTACGCGCATAAACGATGACTTTGTTGCCATCGAAGTTATCCATTATGTCGAATTTTTGCTCGTAATCTTTTTTGCTAAAGACAATTACTTCGTCTTTATACTTG